GCTGGTGGGGCTGGCCCACGACCGCATCATCCACCTCGGCATGGTGTACATCGAGCGGGGCTACGTCACACAGGACGAGTACGAGAATTTACAGGTGTACCTCTACGAGCCGTATGAGGAGATGGGCGGCAACGGCAGCGCGCGGCGCGTCATGGAGGAAGTGCGGAAGCTGCCCATACGATAGGGCATACGGAGAGGTGTAGAAAATGGAGATCATACACATCATGATCGGCGTGTGCATCGGCTTTTGTGCGGCGGCGCTGCTCAAGAGCGGGGAATAAAAGACAGGCGCAGATGCGCCGGAAAGGAATTTGTTATGAAGCTGAACAACAAGGTATACGACATCCTGAAATGGCTGGTCATCATCGTCATGCCCGCCGTGGCCACGCTGTACGCGGCGCTGGCGGGTGTGTGGGCGTGGCCCTACGCCGACGAGGTGGTGACTACTATCACTGCCATCGATACGTTCCTCGGCGCGGTGCTGTGCATCAGCACGGCGCAGTATCACAAGGAGGCGAAGAACGATGGCTAAGCGGGTGTATCTGTCCCCCAGCGACCAGCGGAGGAACACCTACGCGGTGGGCGGCACCACCGAGGCCATCCAGTGCGGGCGCATTGCAGAGGCTTGCAAGGCCGCTCTGGAGCGCTCCGGTGTGGAGGTGATGCTGGGGCAGTACGACACCATGCAGAACCGTGTGGCGGCGTCCAACCGCTTCAAGGCTGACCTGCACGTCCCCATCCATTCCAACGCCTGCAATGGCAAGGCCAGCGGTACGCACCTGTTCTGTTACAGCGGCGACCGGAACAGCGCAGGGTACAAGGCGTGTCAGGCCGTAATGAATGTACTTGGCCCGATTACGCCGGGTGCGCCGGACGTGATTCGAGCCTATCCCGCGCTGTACGAGGTGAAGCACCCTGCCGCTACGACGGTGTATATCGAGGTGGACTTCCACGATGTTCCCAGCGTTGCCCAGTGGATCATCGACAATACCACCCTGATCGGCGAGACTATTGCCAAGGGGCTGTGTGCGGCGCTGGGCGTACCCTTTGTGGAGAGCGCCAACGTGCCTGTGCCGGTGCCTGCACCTGCGGCGCAGGATGTGACCATCCCCATGCAGGTGCGGATGCTCAAGCGCGGCATGGCGGGTGCGGACGTGAAGACCCTGCAAGCGGCGCTGATCGCCTACGGCTTTTTCTGCGGCGCGGCCGGTGCGGACGGCGACTTCGGCAGCGGCACGGAGACGGCGCTGAAGAAGTTCCAGACCAAGTACGGGCTGGGCGCGGACGGTATCGCCGGAAAGGGGACGTGGGGCAAGCTGCTGGGACAGTAAGGTGAGTTAGGTGAGTAATCGGGTTAAAATCCCTATAACTTCTTCTTAGTATGCGCGTATAATAAAGAGTTTATAGGAAAAACGCCCGATTACTCACCTTTATCACCTAAATGTAAAAAAGGCACTCCCTACCGATTAAGGTAAGGAGTGTCTTTTGGTTTGAACGAACACCGTTCCCCACACAACGTAGGGTTCGGATATGCGTCCAATGGTGGACGATAACCCCTCTAATCCGAACTCCTGACCACTACTATCCACTCTAAAAGTTTTAGTTTTACAAGTAGTGAGATTATATGCAGTAGTAATTCTATATCCGTCAGGTTCGTCCCACACCGTTACAGAGTTTACCAGTAAATCTATGAGCTGCCGCTTGAAACTATCATCGGATATATCGCCGTTTTTGAATTGATAGAGCCAACCTGTAATTTGCTTTCGGTCGATCTGATAGAACAGTTTATTTTCTTCTGTGATTTGTTTTAGGACACCTTTTTTCTCTTTCTCTAAATCTGTAAGTCGATTTAGGAGAGTATCAGAAGCTACACCCTTTTCGATAGCCTTGGTGATGTTAGATATACTTTGTTCGATTTCTTTTTGCTGTGCGGTTAATGCTGGAATACGGGTGGTTTCTTTCATGTCTTGTTCGGATTGAAACAATGCCATATCAGCCAGTTCTTCAATAGTGTCATCGGTCAACAAATTTAAAGCGTCCTGCGCGACGATGGTTTCAATCCATTCTTTCCTTATAGGTCGCTTATCACAGCCTTGTTTTCTTTTCCGGCTGTAACAAGAATAATAATTATGAACGGCTCCTGTCTTACTGGTGCCACTTTCACCGTTCATAGACGCCCCACAATGACCGCAGAACAGCTTTCCAGACAAGAGGTAATCTACCTTAGCTTTACCCCTTGCTGGGGCTTCTGCGACCTTAGAAAGCCGTTTCTGCACCGTGTCGAATAGTTCTTTGTCGATAATGGCCGGAATGGTATTTTCCATAGTGATTTCTTTGTAAGTGTAGGTTCCAATATAACGAGTGTTTCGGAACATGGCTTTGAAAGAACTACGGTTAAACTCGGCTCCTTTGGCGGTACGATAGCCTTTCAGATTAAACAGTCGGCAAATGTCGGCAATACTTTCTCCGTTGGCGTAGCGCTCAAATGCCTCCTGTACTATCAGGGCAGTTGCGGAGTTGATGATAAGTCTATGATTCTCGATTTTATACCCCAAGGGAACATGACCACCGATGGAGTGACCTTTTAAGGCGGACTCTCTCATGCCCCGGGTAATTTTCTGGCTGAGGTCTGCGGAATAATATTCGGCAATTCCTTCAAGCACGGACTCTAAGATGATACCTTCCGGGGTGTTGGAAATCGCTTCCGTTGCAGATTCCACCCGAACACCATTCTTCCGCAGCCGCATTTTAAATACGGCGCTGTCTTCTCTATTTCTGGCAAATCGGTCGAGTTTCCATACGATGACCAATTCCCATAGACCATGTTTGCTGTCGGAAATCATCTGCTGAAACTGAACACGCTTCTCAATATCCTTTCGAGCGGTCGTTGCGCGGTCAATGTAGATGGCGGTAATGCGGTATTCTTTCCGTTTACAATATGCAATACAGTCTCGAAGTTGCCCTTCAATGGATTGCTCAGATTGCCGATCAGAACTGAACCGCAGATAGAGCGTCACATTGATGTTACCTCTCACCAGTGTGGTGGGGTCATCAACAAACTGTTGCTGTTCCTCTACGGTAAGCATAGATAGGTCGATAGGCAGTTTCTTCGTTTTCATAGTAGCTTTCTCACCTCAGACAAGTCTATCAATTTCTTAGACAGCAGACTCTTTAGACAAGTCTGTTTTTCCTTTTGCCGCTCGGTCGTATTCGTTCATGGCAAGCTGTATGATGCGGAACCGTCCTTCTTCGTTGCACAGAGAGAAATACTTAACCAGCGTGTCTAATTGTGATTGTGTTGGAGCAGAAGAAGGGGTGGGTTGGTCGAGTATATCTAATATTCGCTGTTTCATATCATCAATACCTAACAAATAATTGCTCGATACACCGAAAAAATCGGCGAGTTGATGGACGATTGCTACTTGCGGTTTTGTCCCTTTACGCCAGTTTGTAATATTGTTTTTACTAATACCACCGCACTGTTCTCTTAAATCTTTATCAGTGAGGTCGCGTTCGTCCATCAATTTTTGAAGTCTCTCCATGAAAATAGTCATAACATATCCCTCCAATAGTTTTCCCAATAATCCCAAAAAAGATATTGACAAATCCCAATTATGGGGTTATACTCTCATTGTAAGCAACAACAACAAGTCAATAGGCAACAGAAATCCAGCCCCCTGCCGATTACTTTTTTTCGGTGGGGGTGAGCCAATGGTATTTGGTTGGTGACACACTCAGTATAGCATTGGATAATTTCAAAGTCAATAATCTTGTTGTTGTTGCTTACAAAAACATCGAAAGGAGGTAGACAGAATGGAAAATAACAAGTCTCTCCACGACCGGCTGCGGGAAAACAACCTGAGTTTTGTTTGGCTGATTGCCGTTCTCGACCGAGTTGGTATTCACACGGACAAGTCTGAGATGTCTTCGGCGGTGCGTGGAACAATTTCTGGCGAAAAGGCAAAGACCATCGTTGACAAATCTCATGCAATTCTGGACAAGTACGAAAACTTTATTCGTTCTGTGCGGGTATGAGCGTTTTTACACCGGAGGTTCAGCCACAGGCACGGGTGTTGTGCCGTTCATTGGCTCGAATTGTTCGGGAGTATTACCGTGACCCTCAACACCGGGCGGAGTTTGAAAAATGGCACTTACAGAAATATGGAGAGCCTTATCAATGGGTTCCCATGAAGGGAGGAAATGACCATGAAACAATTTAGAAAGGTTTTTGGAACCCTCGCATTTCTCTCATTTTTCTACATTCTCGGTGTTATTGGTGCGGTAGAGCAAGACACGATGGCTCTCGGTGCGGGCATGATTCACATGGGTATCGGCCTTGGCTGCTTCTGGCTGTTCTGTGCGCTGTCTGGTGCGTTTTATCCCGCCCCGCCGAGAAAAAGAAAGAGCCGCTGACGGAACTGGTACTTCCATCAACGGCAAGCGTAAAAGCTCAATCTGATTATATCAGAACCTATCCATTTGTAAAGGAGTGAAAACATGAATGTCAATCGCAAGGTTGGCAACAGTTTTGAAAAAGACCTGTGCCGTAGCTTGTCGGCATATGGTTTCTGGTGTCATAACCTCGCACAAAACAGCCAAGGTCAGCCGTTCGATGTAATTGCGGCTCGAAACGGTGTCAGCTATCCCATTGACTGTAAGGATTGTTCCAAGAACATTTTCAAGATGGAGCGTATCGAAGAAAACCAGTTTTCCGCTATGACGCTCTGGAAGGAAACCGGGAATGGTGAGGGCTGGTTTGCAATTAGGCTGATAACCGGTGAAGTTCGATTTATCTCCTTCTCTACGCTTTTGGAATTGTCCGCTTTGCGAACTGTGCTGTCTGCCAACGATATTAGGCGATACGGTATCACACTCGGAGAGTGGGTGTCCCAATGCAAGTGAGAATCTACTCGTTATACCGTCATACCTTCCCAAACGGAAAAATGTATATCGGTATCACAAAGAAAACTCCCGTTGGTCGTAGATGGCAGAACGGGAAAGGTTACTGCCACCAGCCAAAGATGGCTCATGCTATTACAAAGTACGGTTGGGCTAATGTTCGGCACGATGTTCTTCTGGTCGGTCTAACTGAGCAGGAAGCAAAGTTTTGGGAACAGTTTTATATCAAGCAATTCGACACCGTAGAAAACGGATATAACATCACTTTCGGCGGTGACGGTTTGACTGGTGTGAAACGGTCAGAAGCAACGAAGCGAAAGATCGGAGAAGCCAATCGGCAGAAGAATTATCCCGGCAATCCCGAAGTTCTCAAGGAGTATGTTTCTCAGCATGGAGCTTGGAATAAAGGTAAACCCTTATCGGGTGAACATTTGAGAAAAATCACCGAAGAACGGCAGCGGCGTTGTAATAAGTCCATTTTGGCTTGTGACCCGCATACACACGAGGTTGTATTGACCTTTGTGAGCTGTACGGCAGCGGCAAAGTTCTTCGGCGTATCTAAAGAGACTGTTTCTCGATGCGCCCATGGTGGTAGAAAGACCGCTGCTGGTTATGAGTGGAGGTACGCAAATGCGAGTGTATAACCAACTGCGTGTCTCCAAATACGAGTATGAATACCCGCTTGTCGAAAAGTGGTGTAAGGAAAACCTCGTTCTCCCAAACCCTGACTACGCCAAGAAAGCTCGTATGGGGTTTTGGCTCGGTAATACACCGAAAACCCTCAGCTTGTATGAGATTAACGGTGACGATCTGGTTCTTCCGTATGGTTGCTTTAATGAAATTCTACGGCTCTGCCCTCTGATGGCAGAAGTTAGAATGGACTTTGTTGAGCATGAACGAATTGACTATGGCTGTACGCTTCCGCTGTATGACTACCAACAAAAAGCCTTGGACGCTTTGGTGGAGTGTGGTAAGGGTATTCTACAAAGCCCTGCCGGTTCGGGGAAAACTCAAATCGGTATTGCAACGGCGGTAGCTCTCGGAGCAAGAACCCTTTGGTTGTGCCACACACTCGATCTTGTAAAGCAGAGCAAAAGCCGAGCGGAGCAGTACATGAGTCCTTCTCTGACTGGCACGATCACCGAAGGTAGGGTTCAAATCGGTAAAGCAATCACTTTCGCAACGGTACAGACCATGTGTAACCTCGATCTGAGTCAATACCGTGATGTTTGGGATTGTATCATCGTGGACGAGTGTCACCGTGTAGCCGGAACCCCGACCGCCATGACGCAGTTCTCAAAGGTGCTGAACGCTCTGGCAGCTCGACACAAGTATGGCCTGTCCGCTACGGTTCACAGGGCAGACGGTATGATTGCCGCCACCTACGCTCTGCTGGGTGGGATTGCCTATCAGGTGCCGGAGGAAGCGGTGAAAGACAAGATCATGACCGTCAGCGTTCTGCCCCGTGCTACCCATCAAGGACTCAGCCGTGAGTTCTTGGACACGGACGGTACGATCATCTATGCCAAGTTGGTCAATTACCTTGCTGACCGCCATGAGCGGAACAGCCTGATTGTCGATGATCTTATATTAAATCGAGATCATTACAATCTTATTCTTTCCGACCGGCTGGCTCAGTTGGAAACTCTGATGAACCGTCTTCCACTTCCCCTGAGAAAACAGGCGGTCATGATTGATGGAAAGATGACCACGAAGAAAGCCAAGGCTCTCCGGGAGCAGGCCATTGAGGAAATGCGGCAGGGGCGCAAGCGGTATCTGTTCGCTACCTACTCTCTGGCGAAAGAGGGGCTGGACATTCCCCGGCTCGACCGGCTGTACCTGACTACACCGCAGAAAGACTACGCTGTGATAACTCAGAGCATTGGTCGTATCGCTCGTACCTTCGAGGGAAAGGGTGAGCCTATTGCCTACGATTATGTGGACGATGGCATCCAGTACCTCGTGCGAAGCTATAAGAAGCGGTGTACCGCCTACCGCAAGTGCGGTTGTAAATTCATCGAACAGGAGGTGTCGAAGTGAAGTTAGGCAGTCTGTTTGATGGCAGCGGGACTTGTCCTCTTGCCGCTTCTGCGGTCGGTATTATCCCGGCATGGGCGAGTGAGATCGAGCCTTTCCCGAAAGCCGTCACACAGTCCCGTTTTCCCAAGATGGTTCACCTTGGCGATATTATCAAGATGAACGGCGCAGAAATCGAGCCGGTCGATGTTATCACCTTCGGCTCTCCGTGTCAAAACCTCTCGATCGCTGGAAATGGTAAGGGTCTTGCTGGTCAGGAGTCTTCCCTATTCTTTGAAGCAATCCGAGTTATTCAGGAAATGAGGTGTGCCACCAATGGGAGATTTCCTCAAATCGTCATTTGGGAAAATGTTTATGGAGCTTTTAGCTCGACACAGGGAGAAGACTTCCGAACAGTCATTGAAACTCTCTGGAAAATCTGCGAGGGAAACGATAGCGTTCCTCGATATGCGGAAGACAAGCAAGGACGGCAAAAATGGCCACACACCGGATTTGTCTTGGGAGATCATTCCTCTATCGCTTGGAGAGGACTTGATGCGCAAGGTTGGGGAGTTCCCCAAAGACGCAAGCGTGTCTTCGTTGTCCTCGATCTTGGAGGTCAATGTGCCGGACGGATATTATTTGAGCGTGAGGGCTTGCGAAGGGATTTTAAGAAGGTCAGGCGAACGTGGGAAGCCCTTAGACCCGCTTCTGAAACAAGCCCTGCTGAACACCATCGTGTTTATGCAGTCGAAAACCACGCCCAAGATAGCCGAGTGTCCCTCAGACCCGATAACACAGTCCAAACCCTCGCTGGACGAATGGGAACAGGGGGAGGTAATGTCCCTTTAGTTCTTGTTCCATGCTTCGGACAGGCTTCCTATGATGAATATGCACCCACGGAACAAGCCGTTACTCCGAAAGCCACTGGTGGTAATTACGGAGGCGGGACTGAGAATTTGGTGTTAGTTCCGTGCAAAGCTGACGTCGGAATCGCAAATGGCGGCGCTGGTAAAAAGGCCGGAAGTATCGCTTTTTCTAAAGAGGTTTCGCCCACTTTGAAAGCGGGCGCAAGTGGGCTTCAAGCTCCCGTTGTAGCAATTCCGTACACCCTGAAAATCCGTTCTGGCTGTGAGGGCGGTGGGAAGGGTGCTTTGATACAGGAAGATAAGAGCGCAACACTCTCATGCAACAACGACCAGACCCTTTTCCTTCCCATAAAAACGGAGAGCGGCGAAGTCATTTATCTGGCTCGAAAGCTCACCCCTACCGAGTGTGCTTCCCTTCAAGGGTTCGAGAAAGATTGGTGTGCGCTGGTTCCTCATAAGGACTCTGCGGAGTACAAGATGTGGGGAAATGGCATGGCTTTCCCTTGTATGCTCTACATCATGGAGGGTGTTCAAGAAGTCCTTGCCGAAAGGTATCTGGATAATCTCTTTGGAGGTGATACCGCTGAACCTTGAACCCTTCATTTTTGACTGCGAGGTGTTTGCTTATGATTGGCTTTTTACCTTCAAAAACAAGATCACGAAGGAATACACCGAGATTTGGAATGATAATGAAGCTGTCGAACAATTCATGACTCAAGAACCTCTGTTGGCAGGGTTCAACAATAAGCACTATGACCAATTCATTCTAAAAGCGGTTCTCTCAAGTTTCACGCCGGAGGAAATCAAGGCGGTCAACGATTTTATTATCGTTGGCGGTCACGAGGGCTGGGAGTACGCCCCTCTCCGTGACTGTAGAATTTTCTTCGATCAATATGACCTGATGGACGATTGCCAGATGGGGTTGTCCCTGAAAGCAATCGAAGCGCACCTCGGAATGGACATTCGTGAAACCACCGTTCCGTTTAACATCGACCGCCCTCTGACTGAGGACGAGAAGCGAGAGGTCGAGTTCTACTGCCGCCATGATGTTGACGCAACCGACAGGCTGGATGATCTTCGTCAAGGCTATCTGTCCAGCAAGCTCACGCTGGGTCGTGAAAAAGGGCTGTATCCTGCAAAAGCCCTCTATATGACCAACGCCAAGCTGACCGCTGCTTACCTTGACGCAGAGCAAAAGCCGCACTATGACGAGCGGGAATATCAGTATCCGCCGAAATTGCTTCGTCAGTACATTCCGCAGGAAGTGTTCGACTTTTTTGAACGGTTGAAGGATAAGAGTATTCCTGACGAAGTGGTGTTCAAGGAAAAGCTCGATTTGATGGTAGGCGGCTGTCCTTGCACCATCGCCTACGGTGGTATTCACGGAGCTATCCCATGCTACCGAGAGGAAGCCACGGAAACCCGCTCTATCCGCAACAAAGATGTTGCAAGCTATTATCCACACCAGATGACCTTGAACGGTTATTGTAGCCGAAACATTCCCTCTCCCGATGTGTATGCCGCCACCATTGAACGGCGTGTTAAAGCAAAGAGGGCTGGTGATAAGGCTACGGCAAATGCCTTGAAGCTGGTGCTGAACACCACCTACGGAGCCATGCTGAACCGCTACAACGACCTGTATGACCCGCTCATGGGGCGCTCGGTCTGTATCTCAGGCCAGTTGCAGTTGCTCGAAATGGCGGAACATCTTGTTCAGAACTGCCCCACCTTGAAGATCATTCAGCTCAACACCGATGGTATCATGGTCAGCCTTGATGACTGCGATGTTCCTGTGTATCAGGAAATCACGCAGGAATGGCAGGACAGAACCGGCTTTGAGTTAGAGGAAGACCTTATCAAGATGATCTGTCAGAAAGATGTGAACAATTATGTCGAGGTTCCCTTCGAGGGCGACCCCAAAATCAAGGGCGGCGTTCTCGTTCGTGGAATTGCCCCGGCAGGAGCGTTCAACATCAACAACAACGCCTGCGTGGTTGCCAAGGCCGTCAAGGATTATCTGGCCTACGGTATCCCGGTCGAAGACACTATCATGAGCTGCGACCGCCTGCTGGACTTCCAGTTGGTCGCTAAAGCCGGAAGTAAATACGGTGACGCTCTCCATGAGGTAGACGGTCAGATGGAGGTCGTACAGAAGGTCAACCGGGTATATGCCACGGAAGATCATCGGTACGGAACCCTCTACAAAATCCACCTCGGTACTGGCAATCCCGTCAAGATTGCCGGACTCCCCGCAAAATGTGTCGTAGACAACGACAATCACCTGACGATTGATGTGGTTGACCGTGACTGGTATATCCGGCAGGCGAAAAAGTATGTCCGAGATTTCCTCGGAGAGAAGCCGCCCAAGCGAAATACCCGCAGAGTCAATTCCATCAAGAAAAAATTATTAGAAATGTTGGAGGTATAAATATGGCTACTACCAAGAAAGCCGCCGAGAGTGCGGCGGTGGATTATTCCACCATGAATGTGTTCCAGAAGTTGCAGCTTGCCCGTGTGCGCTTCCTCGAAGCTGGCGTGGACAAGAGCGGCAAGCACATGAAGCTCGAATATAAGTATTTCGAGCTGGCGGACATTGTTCCCACGGCCGAGCAGATTTTCCTTGAAATCGGTCTGATGATGGTTCCGTCCATGTACGGCGACAAGGCGACCGCTCGTGTCTACAATGTCAATGACCGTGAGGACTACATTGACTTCGTGGCACCGTACACCCCCATCGCTCCTATCGTATCCAACGCTGGCAATCAGGTCACAAATGAAATGCAGGCGACCGGCAGCTCCATCACCTACATTCGCCGCTACCTGTGGCAGCTCGTTTTGGACATTGTGGAGCATGACAGTATCGACAGCGGCGAGTTTGACACGACTCCCGCCCCCTCTCCCACCGTCACGAAGAAGCCCCCTGTGACCACTGAACAGCGTCAGGAGATCAAGAAAGAACTGACCGGCGCTCCTGCTGGTGCGGCTACCGAGGAACAGGTCGGTACGCTGAAAAGTCTGCTGAAAAAGCTCATGGATATTGATGCAGAGCAGGAACAGTTCGTGCAGACCATCGCCATGAAGACCGAGGGCTTTTCCAAGATCGAAGCCGACAAGTGTGACGCTCTGATCGAGGGCGTGAACAATATGTTGGCTGGCTACGAAATGAAAACGGCAAAGGAGGGGTAAGGGTGAGCTGGAAACCCGTTCCCGGGTATGAGGGCTACTACGCCGTGAGTGACAGAGGTACTGTCTACTCTCTCCGAAAGGAACGGGAATTGAAACCGAAAATTGACCGTTATGGATATGAGGTTGTAACTCTCACCGTCCATGGTCACTCTAAGTGTTTCACGATTCATCGGCTGGTCGCTCTGGCATTTATTTCTAATCCCTACAACAAACCGACAGTCAATCACAAGGACGAGAATAAGCGCAACAACGCCGTTTCTAACCTTGAATGGGCAACACACAAGGAAAACGATAACCACGGCACTCGCAATCAGCGCATGAGCAAATCGAAATGTCGTAGGGCTGTAATCGGACTATTCCCTGACGGGTCAACAAAGACATTCGATGGCGTAAAAGCTGCTTCTGATGCTTCCGGTATTGCTCACAGTCAGATTGCAAAGTGTTGTAGAGGGATTATCAAACAAACTCACAATATTGAATGGAGGTATTACGATGAAGTCCGTAGAATGGCTTGACGGCAACCGTATTCAAGTTATCCCCCCGGCCAGACCTAAGAAGTTGACAGGTACTCGTTTCGCCGCAGTTATGGGGCTGAACGCATGGACAACCCCGTTTGAGGTATGGTGCGCCGTCACTCGTACCTATGAGAAACCCTTTGAAGATACGATCTATACCGTTGCCGGTAAAACTATTGAGCCGAAGCAGGCCCAGTACATGAAGGAAGCCTACATGATGGGCAACCTTATCACCCCTACCGATGTGTTTGGAGAGAACTATTTCCAGCGTACATGGGGCGATTTCTTCCCCGATCAGAAAGTCCTTGGTGGTAGCTGGGACTACCTTCTGGTGGATAAGGAGGGGAAGCCGACCACCGTCCTCGAAATGAAGACGAGTAAACGCATAGAGGATTGGGTCGATGACATTCCTGAGTATTACGCTTTGCAGGCGGCGTTGTACGCTTACCTTCTCGGCGTGGACGAGGTTATCATGGTCGCTTCCTTCCTCGAACCCAAGGACTACGATAACCCTGAGAAGTTCGTGTGCAGCGGTGAGAATACCATCACCCGTCCCTTCAAGGTGTCTGAGCGGTATCCTGACTTCGAGAAGAAGTATGTAAAGCCTGCCCTGAAATGGTGGAAGGACTTCGTTGAGAGCGGTATTTCTCCTGCCTTTGACGAGCGTAAGGACGCTGAAATCCTGAAAGCCCTTCGCACCAACAACCTGTCTCCTGAAACGGATATGGCGGCGCTGGTCAAAGAAGCCGAAGACCTGAAAGCCAAGCTGGACGCTCACTCCGCTGAGGTGGCTGAGGACGAAAAGCGGTACAAGGTCTTGACCGACATGATTAAGAAAGCCGCAATCGCTCAGTTCCGTGACGGTGACAAGAAGGTGTCTATCGCTGGTTCTGCCTATAATTGGGAGGTCAGCAGAGCTACGGTCAGCAAAATCGACAAGGAAGCCATGAAAGCGGACGGTGTGCTGGATAAGTACACTTCTACCGAGTATGGCTACAAACTTATGCCGAAAATTATTAAGGAGGATTGACCTATGAAATTTTCCAAGTTTGTGAAGTCCCTCGCCCCTGATGGCGGCGCTATCTACGAGTACATGGACGAACGCTGGCTTGCTTCCCCGTCCGTACTTATGCTCATTCCCGATGGTATCCGCAGCGTGACCGGGTACAGCAACGAGAAAATGCCTGACGGCATTGGTCGCCTGATTTCTCAGGTCGGTTGCACCGAGTACGCCACGCTGGTCAAGGCAATCATGCCTGAGCCGGACGGCGCAATCAAGGATTGTGTCCGTATCTTCGCCACGCAGGACAGCACCATGACCCTTCCCATCACCAATGATGACTGGTCGCTGATCGAGAAGTCTGATTTCTGCGAAATCTTGTACGCTTACGATCTGGACAGCGACAAGAGCGTACCGAAAGCCCTGTTGGTCAAGCGGTACGCCAAGTACCCCGATGACGAAGACCAGTTGGTTGGTATCATCTTCCCCTGCGAGTACACAGAACAGCTCAATTTCTACACCACAAAAGAAGCATGAGCGTTTGTGGTGGTTGCCCCATCTATTACAATGAATATTTCGGTGTTTATTGTGGAGGTGGGTGCTTAGGTCAAAGCGCTTGTGCCGAAAACCTAATAACTCTCGTTGCTAATATAGCAGACACTATTATAAGATCAAGAAAGGACGATAAAACAATGGCTAAAATCGGACTCACCGAGGGCTTCACCCTCATTCCCGAAGGTACTCATGTCTTTCAGATTACCGATGTGAAGTACAAGGAAGACTTCGGCAAGCTGGAAGTCTATATGCAGACGCAGACCGGCAGTAAGCACATCGAGCGCTTCTCTCTGCTGAAATCCGATGGCTCTCCCAACGAGGGTGCATACAACGCTTTCAGCTACTTCGCCAAGGCTGCCCTCGGCAATTTCGACCTGACCGAGATCGACCACACTGACCTGATTGGTCACTTCATCGAGTGCGATGTAGAACATGATGTTCAGGAGAACAAGAAGAAGCCCGGACAGAGCATTACCTTCGTCCGTTTGGTCGATAAGCGCCCCTCTGAGGGCTGGGGCGGCGCTGGCAATACGGTTACTACCCCCGCTGTTAAAACCGCTCCTGCGGCTTCTCAGGCCGCTCCTAAGACCCCGATGGATTTGGCAGCTCTCCTTGGCTGATACCGAGTGCGAGGGAGGGCTAATTTGAAAGGCTCTCCCTCGCCAATGGTATGTTGAAAACTATGTTGAAAGTGAGGATAAGCTACAATGGCAGAAGCCTATATTTGTTCGCTCTCCAAGGTTCAGCGCCACGCTGAAATCTGCAAGGAGATCAACAATCTCTATGAGCGTAAGAACCATGACTACGGTGACAGCTTCCACCAGACCTTCGTGGAAGAAGGAATGGCGATGGCTCGTATCCGGTTGGGAGATAAGTTCAGCCGCTTTAAGACCCTCTCCCGTAGCGGTGAGCAGAAGGTCAATGACGAGTCTATCCGTGACACCCTGATTGACCTCGCCAACTACGCCATTATGACGGTGCTGGAAATGGAGGCGGCGGAAGATGTTGCAGATTAAAACCATTCGGAACCGTCTGGACAATAACACCTGCTTCGATGATGAAGTAAATGCAGCTCTGCGTGACGGGTGGACTCTGAAAAAGAGAACCGTTCTGCGGCCTATCGGCCAGTCCGAGTCCGTCTATATGCACACGATGTTGTATGCCGAGTTGGAGAAGGAGGTCGCTGACGATGACGCTGAATGATTATCAGAAAGCTGCCGAGCGTACCTCCGGCAACCTGACTTCGTGGGATAAGGTTCGCAACGGCTGTTACGGTCTGAACGGCGAAGCCGGAGAGTGCATTGACATTCTGAAAAAGACCGAGTTTCAGGGTCATGCTTTCGACCCGATGAAGATGGTTGACGAACTGGGCGATGTTCTCTGGTATGTCGCACAGTTGGCGACCGGCTTGGGTGTGACCCTCGAATATGTGGCACAGCACAATGTCGATAAGCTGCTGGCTCGTTACCCTGACGGGTTCGACAGCGAAAAGAGTATCCATAGAAAGGAGTACGAAAATGGCTAAGATTTTCAAATTCACAGGCTATTTCGTTGACCCCGCTGGCGAATGTAACAAGAGAGATGTAAAGACCGCTCTCGAAGAAGTCACAACTAACGCTCTGGACATTTTTTCACATCATGTCGAGGTGAAAGAAGTAGAACTTGGGGAGTGGGACGATAGTCACCCTCTCAATATGTGCGATTGCTCTGTGAGCGAGTGCGAGAAATATTTCGGGGAGGGTTATCATGGCTGACTGCTTCTCCAAGTCCGAAGTGACTGATTTCATGAACTTCATGAAGCTGTCTGACGGAACCTCTGTTGTTTCCGATGACATGATGGAGTACCTGATGGCTTACGGCTTCTTCACCGCCCCTGCTTCCACCAAGTACCACGGTAATTACGAGGGCGGTCTTCTGGAACACTCCTACATGGTCACGAAGTTCCTCCTGACGCTGACTCAGGATAATCACCTGATCTGGCGCAAGGCTCGTTCTCCCTTCATCGTGGGTATGTTCCATGACCTATGTAAGATCGACCAGTATCGTCACCCGGCAAGTGATTTGGTCGTAGACGGAATGTTGCTCCCTGACCCGTCCAAATGGGAGTACAACCCCGACACCCTTCTGAAAGGCCACGGCGATAAGTCCGTTATGCTTCTCTCTCAGTTCTACACGCTGACTGATGAAGAAATCATGTGTATCCGCTATCACATGGGTGCTTTCACCGACAAGTCCGAGTGGAATGACTACACCCGTGCGGTTCGCAATTACCCGAATGTGCTGTGGACACACCAAGCCGATATGCTGGCAAGCCAAGTTGCGGGGGTGTGAAGTATGTATATTCCAACGGTTTCTTTCGATTTCGATGGCGTAATTCATTCCTACCGAAGCGGGTGGAAGGGTGCCGCTGTTATCCCCGATCCTCCCGTAGAAGGGATTAAAGAGGTCATTGAACAACTCATAAGCGATGGTTTATGTGTGGTCATCTGTTCTTCTCGTGCGGAGTCCTTTGAGGGACAGGCGGCGATTGCTGAATGGCTGAAACACTACGGGTTCCCGATGGTGCAAATTCAAGCAAGAAAAGTTCCCTCCATCGTTCATGTTGATGACCGTACAATCTGTTTCGATGGCAGAGCAAATAACCTCTATGAACAGATTATCAACTTCAAACCTTGGTATGAAAGGGAGTCTGAAAGTGAAAATCATTGAACCTTCTGTGGAGCTTATCAACGCTCCCGATTATAAGACCCTTCTGACCACCATCGAAGCCGCAGGGCGCACTTGCTATAAGTCCGAGGACAAAATCACGGACGGAAGTGCAGAGAAGTTCGTCCGGGGCATTATCAAGCGGGGTCACGAAGCTGTCATTGAGCATGGCTCTCTCACTGTCCGCTTCATCTGTGACCGGGGCGTGAGCCACGAGATCGTTCGCCACCGTCTGGCGGCGTTCTGTCAGGAGTCCACTCGGTATTGCAATTACGGCAAGGAGGGCTTCGGCGGCGAGATCACCGTTATTTGTCCCTCGACCTTCACCAAGACCGACTCGACCTACCACATCTGGAAGCGGTCGTGTGAACACGCTGAGGTCGCCTACTTCGATCTGCTGAATGAGGGTTGCACCCCGCAGGAAGCTCGATCTGTCCTTCCGAACAGCCTGAAAACCGAGGTGGTTATGACCGCCGACCTCAGAGAATGGCGGCATTTCTGTAAACTCCGTTGCGCTCCTGCGGCTCACCCTGATATGCGAGTGGTTGCCAGTGAATTACTCAACAAATTCAAAATGGCTTACCCTGTGTTCTTCGAGGATATTGAGTCATGAGGGTGAAGAAAGCGATGGATATGGAAATCAATCGTCAGATCGTGGAAGCGTGGAACAAAGAAAGGAAAGAACCCGATGAAACTGAGAAGCATTGACGGCAAAGTGCCGTATATCATGGCTGCTGGAAAGGACTTCGTGAAAGATGAAATGTCGCTGGCGGCGGCAGAGCAGATTTGCTCTCGTGGAACGCAGACCGCCAGCAAGCTCTTTCCCGATTTTCCCATCTGTGTAGATGACAAGTTCTATTTTGCTGGAACCTCGACAAAGCCCAAGTCCAGCGAGGCTAAGAACCCTTGCGAGAGCTAACAATTACAATCTCCCTATGGTTCGTCATCATTATCACCGTTCTCTGCTGGAAAATGCCCACGGTTGAGATGGAAGAACCCTCGCCCGTTGTCGAGGAGGTAGAGGTAGTCACCCCGGCGCCAGAGCCGGAGGTGACACCTCAGCCGTGGACAGACGAAGAAGTGATTGTACTGGCGAAAATGCTATGGAGTGAGGCTGGTAGTGTTGCGTCCGATACAGAAAAAGCAGCGGTTATATGGTGCGCACTAAATCATGTCGAAGCGGGGTACGGGAACGGCTCTATTGTAGCTGCGGTAACGATACCCGGACATTTCGTTGGTTACAGCAAGGACAACCCTGTGGATGAGAGTTTGAAAGCTCTATGCGAAGATGTTCTATCCAGATACTTCGCTGAAAAACAAGGGCAAATAAACGTTGGACGGGTATTGCCACAAGATTATTTGTACTTTTCAGGTGACGGATATCAAAATCACTTTCGCAATGAGTATCGTGGCGGGAGCGAATGGGATTGGAGTTTACCCAGTCCATATGAAAGCTGAGGTGGCAACAATGTATGAGAATATACCCGCCGAACTCCGAGCGGAAAAGGCATGGGTCAATGTGTGGGACGGGTCAAAGGTTCCCATGCAGGCCACCGTGAGAAAGGCAGCTTCTTCCTCTAATCCTGATACATGGTCGAATTACATTGACGCTGAACACAATGTCCAGCACGGCTACTATGACGGTCTTGGCTATGTATTTCACGATACAGGGGTCGTAGGTATCGACATTGACGATGGCTTTACTGATGGGCTTCTAAACCCGCTGGCGGCTGACATTATCGGTCATTGTCAGTCCTACACGGAAAAGTCCAGAAGCGGGAGGGGGGTTCACATTCTCGTTCGTGGAAAGCTGCCCTTCAAGGGCAAGAACAACCGTGCCGCCGTGGAGATTTACAAGAGCAATCGGTACTTCATCATGACCGGCAAGGTTCTGATCTTCTCCGAGATCGTTGAAAACCAGTCAGCGATTGACTATGTGGTCGAGAAGTATTTTCCCGACACACCGAAAGAAAGTAGTTCAGATACGGTTGCTCCTCAGCGTATCTATTCCCCCATCTATCGCCGCCCTGAAAACGGCAAACTGCATTTGAAGCCTGAATACCCGCCTATCACACCGGGAAGCCGGAACCTCAGCCTGACTTCTCTGGCGGGTCAGCTCCATAACCAAGGATACACCAAAGCAGAGATTTACAAAGAGCTGTTGTACGCCAATCAGCAGGCTTGCAAGCCCCCTCTCCCGCAGTCAGAAGTTGAGTTGATTGTCAACAGCGTGACCAGATACAGGAGGTAATTATGAAACCTTATCAGCGTGGCGATGTCGTCATCATTGATGTTCCCATGCTTGCCAACAGTCATATTCAGGCTGGTAAGCGTCCGTGGGTGGTTGTGCAAAACAATGTCGGCAATCAGTTTTCTTCCACCAGCATTGTCGTTCCCCTGACCACTAAAATCAAGCGGCTCGAACTGCCGACCCATGTGGCTGTCACTTGGGGGTCTTTACAGCCGAGCATGGTTGAGTGTGAACAGGTGCGTGTTGTAGATGTGTCCGATGATTGGGAATACATCTGCACTCTGCCGCCTGAGATCATGCGTCATGTGGACACCGCTTTGAAGAACGCTTTCTTTTATGGGGGGGGTGTAGACGATGGAGATTAAGAACAAGGTATGCCCGTTAAATCCTAAAATAGATGAAGGGTATTATTGCCACGAGTTATGTGCATGGTGGGACGAAGACTCTCAGAAGTGTGCCATTTTGGTATTGGCGAGAGCGATGAAGGAAAGGAAGTGACCTCATGCTTTACAATTTCAATGGAACCCTTCTCAATGTCGCAGACATTGTGACTATCTCAACCAGTAAAGGTCAACGAGCGGAATACCCCTTTGTTCTCACGGTTGCCATGAGAAACGGTCAGCAGTTTGCAGTCAGCTACCACAACGAAATCGACCGCACACGGGAAGTCAATGAGATCGCACGAGCCTTTGACCGCTCTGTGGTCAACCCCGTCACCTACTACGAGGTTGAGTCCATCGTAGAGAAATACATTAGGAGGGTCAGAGCCGACCTTCGACCATTGAAAAAGTTCGCAAAGGAGAGTGCTGAAAATGGCTGATGAAATTACAACCGTCCCCGAAGAACAGACTCTTTTCCAGCTCTCCAACGGTCGTTACATCATGGACGAAGCTCAGTCCCGTGTGATGTTCCAAATCAAGGAAGCACAGCCTGAGCATAGCCACCCGATCAGCGGCACGGGGTATTCGTGGGACGAGTCCGGCATGGCGGAGCTGTTCTCCGAGTGCTACAAGAATGATACCCGCTACTGCCCCGAAGCGAAAAGCTGGTTCACCTATTCCGAGGGTGCATGGCGCAAGGACACGGGTTCTCTACTGGTAGCAGAGAAGATCAAAGAGTTCTGCCGCCTGATGGCGCTCTACTGCGGTGAGATTACCAATGAAGAACGCCGCACCGAGTACATGAAGTTCATCGTAAAGATGGGCGACCGGCGCTTCCGTGACCGGCTGATGAAGGACGCTGCCAGTGTGCTTCCTATCGCTTCGACGGAGTTTGACGCAAACCCCTACCTTATCAACTGCAAGAATGGCACCTTCGACCTCGAAAAGATGGAGTTCCGAGAGCATGACTGGCACGACTTCCTGACCATGCAGACCAACTTCAACTATACCTTGCAGGACGCACGGTGTCGCCGCTGGGAGAAGTTCGTTGCAGAGGTCACTTGTAATGACGAAGACAAGGCGGACTATCTGCAAAAGGCGCTGGGGTACTCTATGCTGGGTATGGCGAACGAGGAATGTATGTTTATTCTTCACGGCAAGACCACCCGCAACGGCAAGTCCACCATGCTCTCAGCAATTCATCACCTTCTCGGTGATTATGCTTCCGTGTCCCCCGTATCGATCATCTGCAAGGCAGAGCGGTCGAAGAACGCCGAAGCAGCGAACCCCATGCTGGCTTCCCTGAAAGGCAAACGGTTTGTCACGATGGCTGAGAGTAATCAGTACGGCAAGCTGGACGAGGAAACGATCAAGCAGCTCACGGGCGGTGAAGAAATCAAGGCCCGGAATCTCTATGAGACTGCTACAACCTTTCTGCCGCAGTTCACTCTTTGGCTTTCCTGCAACGATCTTCCCACCGTCAGCGACAAGTCCCTGTTCGCTTCCGACCGTGTGCGGGTCATTGAGTTCAACCGTCACTTCACCGAAGCGGAGCAGGACAAGAACCTGAAAAATGAGTTTCAGACGCAGGAAGCCATGCAGGGCATTTTCGCTTGGCTGGTCGCCGGATACTTCAAGTACAAACGGTTCGGTCTGAAAATGTCCCCCGCCATGCGGAAGGTGGTCAACCAATACGAGCGTGACAACGACCTGTGCTTGCAGTTCCTCGAAGAACGCTGTGAGCAGGCTGAGGGGGTCAACACCCGCTCGAAGTCTCTGTTTGACGCTTACAAGATTTGGTGCAAGTCCAACGGGTACTTCGCCTGTTCCGCCAAGCGGTTCAACGCCGACATGGAGACTCACCCTGAGCGGCACGGCGGCAAGGTTGTGTATCAGGGCTACCCTGTCTACAAGAACCTCAGACTGAAAGGAGCGTCCTAATGAACCGGTCATGTAACTCTATCCTATGCCGCTTCGGTATCCACACAGCAGACCCGTATGTTCATATTCAGGTCAAGTACCGTAATGGTTCTCACCGCTGGCAGAGCAATTATGAAGTCTGTAAGCGGTGCGGCAAACGCCTGAGAAAAATTCGTATTGTGAAGGAGCGTCAGCATGGTCGCCTGTAAAGAAGAACTCGCCCTGCTGGAAAAGTGGAAGCGAAAACTCTGCTTGCAGGAGTGGCGAATAAAGCTGTTGACTCACCTTCGCCCCGAAGAAATGACGATGAATGATGTCGCAGGCTGTACCGAGTGGTCAGAATCAATCAAGGTTGCTCGTGTCGAGATCATTGACCCCGCCTACTACGGCGACCGCATTGTACCGTTCGACTTTGAACAGACGCTGGTACATGAGCTGCTACACCTGAAATTCTCTTTCTGGTGTCAGAACGAAGATGATATTGGAGATAGAGTCATGCACCAGACGATTGACGATCTCGCAAGAGCTTTGACGGAAGGGGACAGCGATGATGAAGCCTGAATACTGCCCCGATTATGTGGGCGTTGCCTGCGTTGATGGCACTTGCCCTGTTGCTAACTGTGAAGAATACGCTGAGCGGTGTATGCCTGTCATTTCCTGTTGCCGGGACTGCTTTTATTATAAGGGCTGTGAAGACTGTGCAATCTCTGACGTTTGCGACCGAATGGAGGATAAACATGAGTAAAAAGTGTGTATGTGGCAATGAAATGACTCGTGAAGACTGGAAGCACGAGTGGGTCTGTCATCGTTGTGGACGAAAGCGACCTATCCCACTACCCCCGATGTTCACCGTCTTCATGTGCCGCAAGTGCGAACACCTTCTGTATGTCGAGGAAGACGAGAATTTTCCTCAGAAACTCGGAAAAATTGCCGCCAAATCCTGCCCCTGTTGCGGTGAACAGGACGAGGGACTGTGGAGACTTCTCGGTCGAGCGGAAGGGTTCGAGGGAACCGTGTTCACGGAGGAAAGCGATGAAGACTGAGAAAAAGAACCTCCGCCGTATTTCTATCGTAGTCACGGCACAGACCAAGGGAAACCTTGAACGGCTGGCAGCGGTTTGCGGCTACTCGGAGATCGGGCGGGTGGTTGACAAGCTCACCCGTGAGAAGATGATCTCCCTCCATGACTTTGAAAGAAAGGAGAAGCACTATGAATGATGTAATGGCAAAAATCCACGACCTCTCTGCCGCTCTGGACAAAGAGACTGCCAGCTTGCTCCCCACTTCTGGAAAGCTGCTTCTGCTGGGTTCTCAGGACAGCGTGTTCCTGAAAGCAGTCCACCGCAAAGCAGACGCTTTCGGTATCGAGTGCGACCACACCTTTCACTTCACCCCTCCCTATCAGGGAGTCATCGTGGACGGTGAGACTGTCCCTGCCAGCGTTCAGATTTCCGCCGATGTGGACATTGATAACTCCTACTCGCCGGGAATGTCGGCTGTCTCTCAGGCGACTTTAACCCTTTTGTTTGCGCTGGACTTGGTTCACGCCAAGGACATTACCATCGTAGGCCGGGGTCACGCCGTTCAGAACTTGGCAAAGTACCTCACTCTCAACAACGCAACGGTGACGGTGGCGCACTCCAAGACTAAGAGTCTTTTACAGGCCACGATAAACCGTGATGTGGTGATCTACGCCACGCCGACTATCACGAAGGACATTTCCTACAACACCCGTGATCTGGTCATCGACCTCGGCAACAGCGTCCCTCTCCCTGACTTCTTCAACTGTCCCTATGTGAACAGGATTGGTCAGCTCACCGTGAGCGTGTTGCTCAACCGCTTTGCAAGAAAGGAGCATAGGGCATGAATGAATTTCTAAAAGCCATTGGTATTTTGGCTGAAACTTCTTTGAATTTCTACCGCAATCTCATTGACGCAGGAGCATCCTCAAAGGAAGCAATGACTTTGACCCAAGCCTTTATCGCCGCCAATATTTTTGGACAGCAATCCAAAGGGGGAGCAGATGACTATGAATAAGGAAGACGCTCACATTGTCATAGCGATGGCAAATCACAACATGAATGTCACCGATGTTGCTCGTGCTATTTTTGCACACAGAAACACGGTTCTCTATCACTTGGACAAGGTGAAGCGGCAGACCGGTTTAGACCCTCGGCGGTTCTATGATTTGGTCGAACTGGTGAAGATGGCTCAGGAGGTGTTGGAAAATGGGTCTTGATATTACGGTCATGGAACGCAGAGATGTCCGCTGCCCTCATTGTGGTGAGGTCGTCAATACGGTAGAGGTTGACGGTACTAACAGCGGTGGTCGGCTTTGGTACGACTTTCTGGAAAAGCTCGGCTACTATGTTCCTTACGAAAAGCGAACCAAGGAGAACGACTGGTATGGTAAGGACATGGTTCTTGACAACGAGCAGGCAAAGCAGCTTGTCGATTACGCTGTGAAAAAAGAGGTCTACAACTGGGACGGCGTGGAGAGAGTTGTGGCAACGGCACTCGCTCACGGAAACAAGGTGGTCATCAATGCCGACTGGTAGTTAGGTGATAAAGGTGATAAAGGTGAGTGTTTCTGCAAAGACTTTTTTCAAATTGGCGTGTTTTGAAAAATTGTTTTTCGTATTTTAGGTGAGTTAGGTGAGTAATCGGGCATAAATGCCTATAACTCTCTCTTATACGCGCGTATATAGAAATAGTTATAGGAAAATGCACCCGATTACTCACCTTTATCACCTTGACGACTTTGAAAGGAGAAAACGACTATGGCAGATGAAATTGTGAAAAAGCGTGGTCGTGGCAGACCGAAGGGTACTGGCGGCAATAAGCGGCCTGATAGTACGGCACAGCTTCAACCGGGAGATAATCGGAAGTTTCTTGAACACGATCTGAGAATGTGGGACTGGCCTGCTGTGGATATGACCAAGCCGGAAGCTGTGACTGAGCGTATTAGAAATTACTTTCGGATTTGTGCCGAAGATGACATGAAACCCTCTGTTGCGGGTATGGCATTGGCATTTGGCATTGATAGAATGACTTTGTGGAGATGGGTAAATGGCATTGAAAGTGCTTATATCCCCACCGAAAGCCGTGACTTGCTAAAAAAGGCGTATCAATTTTTGAACGCTCAGATGGAAAACTATATGCAGAACGGAAAGATCAATCCGGTTGCCGGTATCTTCCTGATGAAGAACAACATGGGCTATGCGGACAAGCAGGAGGTCGTGTTGACACCCAACCAGCAGCTCGGAAATCAGGTTCCCGCCGAGGACTTGGAGAAGAAGTACCTCGAAGATGTGGTTGGTTCGTCCAGCGACTATGACCCGGAGGACTGAGCGACTTTCACGACTTTTGCGACTATGGCTTACGACTATGCCGAGCGACTTTGCAACTATCCCGCGACTTTCACGACTTTCGCCCGAACGACTTTGCGACTTTGCGACTTTCCGGCGAAGGTCTGCGACTTTGACAGAGCTGCCGATCTCTTCACGGGGTCGGCGGCTTTTCCTTTTCCCGGCCTGATCGGGGCGGCGGGTTCCACCGCGGCGGCGTGGGCGTTGCCGGGGTTCCGGCCTGATCGGGGCGGTGTTTTTGCCCTTTATAATGTATAGTGCAAAAAAGTGTAGTTTTTCAGACGGTTGCAAGCGTCAATAAAAAACTTGATAAAATATCAATAAAACGCTTGACAAACAATAAAACGCTTGATATACTCTAACCATCAATAAAACACTTGATTGCACCTTGAAAATTAAATCCCCGTACATTTTCCCATGTAGGCCGGTGAAATAGGCTTTCAGCGTATCAAGGCCGAAATGGGAAAACGGAATGGAATATATTATGAAAGGCTGATTACTTTATGAAAAAGATATTTGATTTACCCGTTTGCGGTTCTGATCGAGCAAAAAGTTTTTACGGAAAGGCGAAAATCATTGAAACGGAAAACGGCGAAAAAGTTTTACAGTCCTATAATACTTTTGTTTGCCGTATTACGGCGGCGGGGCGGTTCGTTCGTATGTGGGGCGGTTATTCTGCTACTACAATGCGCCATGTGAATAGTTTTCTTTCGTTCTATGATATGAACGGCGGCGGGAAAGCGTGGTGGGATACGCAGCCGGTAGAAATGGAAAAGCCGAAAGCGGCGGATATGACCCCCGCCGAAAGTTTGAAAGCCATGTATAAACGCCGTGCAGCTAACAGCGTGAATTATTGAAAGGGGTGTATCACATGAAATTCAAGACAACGCAAAAGGCAGTAAAGGCCGGTTATTCCACAATTATTTGCGTTTCCTATTGTAGTTTACAGTATCTTTTGAATTATGAAAGCCCGGTTGCCTATACACAACGCCGGGAAGGGTGGGCGGCTGATATTTACGATATGGGCGGCGGGGTTGCCATTGTAACCGGGTATGCCCCTTTCGGAAATATCCGCCCCACTTATGAACAGGTGAAAGCCGTGGAAGAACAGGCCGAAAAAATCCGCTATGATTATAGCCTTTCCTATGAACAGCAGCGGGAAAGCCTGAAAAGCCTTGCAAGGGATTTTATAAAGGGGGTTTGCAATCATGAATAAACGGGAATATTGCGAAAGCCGGGAAAGCATTGCATATTATAGCGGCTTAAATGGCCTTGAAATTAAAGGCATTGAATACGGCGTTAACGATTATGTTTATTGTGTTTCCGGGGCGTGGGGCGGCGGTAAAGCGTTCCACCGGTGCAAAATCTACTATCCCGCAAACGGGAAAGATAGCGCATTTTTCCGGGTGCATGGGTATAAAATTCCACTTGATGAATGTATTAGAATGGGGGTTTAATTATGAATTACATTTTCAAAACAACGGCAACAATGAAAGAATACAACAATAAAAAGTGGTACATTGACGGCGGCATTGTTTCGGATATGCGCATAGATGCGGATAGCGTGGAAAATGCGCTTGAAATTTACCGGGAACGGGTGAAAGAAAAGTACTGTATCACCATTTCCAAAAATGCCATTAAAAACAAGTCGGAAATGTTCGTTGATCTATCAGACGGGGGCGCAAAACAAGTTGGCTATGTTATCACGGGCAAAACAGAGTTTGACAGGGGCGATTATACCGGATACAGCACACAGTATATTGATCTGTGGGTAACAATTCTAACCGTTGTTGATACGGTATTTTAACGGGGGTGCAATATGAATATTGATAGTATTATGAAAGAGCTTGCGGAGTATATCCGCATGGGTGAAGAGATTGCCGCCACGGTGGACGGCCTGAAAGACCAGTTAAAGCAGATTATGCAGGAACAGAACACGGACACGCTAACAGGGACGGAACACAAGGCCACATATAAGGCCGTTACAAGCTCCCGCATTGATACTACGGCATTAAAGCGAGAGTTGCCGGGAGTGGCAGCACAGTACACCAGAGCCACGGAAACAAGGCGCTTTACATTTTCTTGAAAGGAGATATATTTTTTTATGTATTTAATTCTTTTGTTGCTTTTGCTGCCGTTTCAAATCCTGATTGAAATACTGAAATTGAATAAGTGAACGCCGCCCCGGTGCTATTCCGGGGCGGTTGTTTTTATGCTTTATCCGTAAAGGCGTTTTAAGGGCGTTTTACGGGCTTTTGCGGTTTGGTGGTATACTGGTACTACCGCCTATACTAAACGCCGTGTATGGCGTTCTAATGGGGTTTGCGGCGGTGTTATAATGCGGGGGTGTTAGGGCGGTGCAGAGCTGCCCTGTTTTTTGCGCTTTTCCGGCCTGATCTGAGCGGCGTGAATGGGTGACGGGGGCGGGGGATATACCAGCGGCAGCGAGGGCGGGGTAAGCTGAAAAATACCCGCAAAAAATAAAAAGATCAATTTCAAGAAAACGCTTGACAATAAAACGCTTGATATGTATAATAAAGCCGAGGTGATAAACATGAGAGGTCGAGAAATCCTGAAAGAGATCATGACTTCCAAGTCTCTTTCCAACGCTGAACTCGCAAAAAGGCTCAAGGTATCTAACGCTACCATTTGGGAACGCTTGAACAACAAAAATGTCAAGGACATTCCCGTGTCCCTGCTGACCACTATGCTCAGAGCGATGGATTACAAGGTCATCGTTGTTCCTGCCAATACCCGTCTGCCGGACGGTGGATACGAGGTGGAGTGAACCATGAAATACTTCCTTGGTCGTGTGTCCAGTAAGGAACAGAACCTTGCTCGGCAACTCAAGGTCGCCCGTGAGAAGTTCGATATTCCTGACGAGAATGTGTACTGCGACAAGATCACGGGAAGCAGCTTCGACCGTCCTCAGTACAATGCTTTGAAGGCCATTGTGCGGGAAGGTGATGAAGTCATCGTCAAGGAGTTCGACCGCTTTGGGCGCAACAAGGACGAAATGAAGCGAGAACTGGAATGGTTCAAGCAGAAGGGTGTGATCGTCCGTATCCTCGACATTCCGACCACGCTGATTGACTTCAAAGACCAGACATGGGTGCTGGAAATGGTCAACAACATTCTGATTGAAGTCCTTGGCGCTGTTGCCGAGCAGGAGCGTAAGAAGACCAAGCAGCGGCAGGCTGAGGGTATCGCCGCCATGCCGATTGTCGATGGCAAGCGGGTGTCGGTGAAGACTGGCAGAGGGTTCGGCAGACCCGCTTCCGAGATTGATGACGAGCAGTTTGAAAAACTCGCTCAAAAACAAAAAGACGGTCTTATTACCGTAGCGGACTGTTGTCGAGAACTCGGCATTAGTCGGTCTACATGGTATGATCGAGTAAGAAAGGTTGGTTGAAATGCAAATAATTTCTAACATTTGTTCCTTTATAGCCACCCTCGAATTGATAGCCGCCCCCGTTCTCTTGGTGATTTGGATTATCCGAAAGATTAGAAAGAAGCCGAAATGGAAGTGGTTCAAGTGGTTTTGGATTTCCTTTGCGGCGGTTATTACAGTCGGTGTACTTACCTCCCCAGCCACATGGTGCAAGCATGAGAATAGGCTCGTTGAGACGAAAGAAGCAAGTTGTACAGAGGATGGATATACAAAATATCATTGTGACTTGTGTGGCCGGGATACGACTGAGACGATTAAACGATTAGGACACGATATGCGGGAGGTTAGCCGGATTAAACCTACCTCCGAGAGTGATGGTGAATTTGTAACAAGGTGCAGCCGGTGCGGTTACGAGGAAACCGAAGTTCTCAAAAAATTAAACGAACCCTCCAAAGAAACAACGTCCAATGATAATCAAGAAAATAGCGAGAAGTCCGAAACTGTCCCTAAACAGGAAACTGAGAAGGAAGAAGATACGGTAGGAACTGCTACTTTCGAGGAAATCTATAAGGCATATAAGGAAAACGAACTGGTTGCCGATGACCTGTATAAAAACAATCGCTATCGAGTGACTGCTAAAATTGATGGCATGACCAATGATGGATTGTTTAATCTGACAGGCGGAGCCACCTTGACCTTGGAGAAGACGGTAGGAAATACAATCGTTATTTTCTACGCCGAGTTCGAGAAAGAGCAAGAAGAAAATCTTAAAACAGTCAAGGTCGGAGATACCATTACCTTTGTTGGTGAATGTTTGAGTGCTGGTAGCTGGATTGACTGTGAATTGGTGGTGGAGTGATATGTATATCGTTTTGTTAATACTTCTCCTGCCGATTTTTGTACTGGCGGAGTTGTTGAAGTTAAATAAATAAGGCTTCTGCAAGGGCGGGAGTGACAGCCATGACGGGCTATCTGTGTAGAAATACACGGGTAGCTCGTTTTTTATTGGAAAGGAAATGCACATGAATTATGAAAAACTCTCCGGCTCTATTCGAGCCGTGATCGACCGCCGACCGGGAGATAACGGGGCGTACAGCGATCTCTTTTCTTTGTGCCGGGAGTGGGAAACCGAGGATTTCTCGGCGGCACATAAGATGAACAAGAAGTTGTTGGCACTCTCCGCAGATCAGGTAGTCCGTGGCGGCGGGGCGAAGTTCTATGAACAGTGGCGGCGGTGTCTTCTCTTTGAAGCGCCCCATGATTTTGACTCCTTCATGACTTATATCGAACTCGACCGCAAGCCGGAAAAGCGGTTCTATGCTCCCCGTAAGCACTATCTCAGGCCGATGGTACAGGGGTTTCAAGATGTTCTGGACGGGAAGCTGCGTCTTTTGACGATCTCCATGCCGAAACGAGCGGGAAAGTCTCAAACGGGTATCAATTTTGTGAATATGATCTCTGGCAAGTTCCCTGACCGCTCGACTCTGATGGAAGGGACAGGCGATGACCTTGTAAAGAGCTTCTACAATGGTTGTCTGGAATACCTGACAGTTCCCAACGAGTACCTGTTCTACGATGTGTTCCCGGACGCACGGCTGGTACAGACCAATGCCGACACGAAGACGGCGAACCTGAAAAGCAAGTCCCGTTTCCCCACCATCATGTGTCGTTCCATTGACGCTCGACAGGTGGGCTTGTCCGAAGCCACCAATGTCCTCTACCTCGATGACTGTGTGGAGGGTCGTGAGGAGGCGAAGAACCGCCAGCGGCTTGATGACAAGTGGGAAGTGATCTCCGGCGATATTATGGGTCGTGCCATTGAAGGTACGCCGATGGTTTTCACCGGCACTCGCTATTCCCTGTATGACCCCATCGGTCGTGTGCAGGAACACGCACAGCGGGAGGGCTGGGCTTGGAGAGCGATTGAGATACCCGCCCTCGATCTCGTGACGGACGAGAGCAATTATGAATACGAGCGGGAGGGCAAGAAGGTCTTTACTACCGCCTACTTCCGGGAGCAGCGGGAGCTTCTGAGCGCAGAGCAGTTTGAGAGTGAGTTCCAGCAACAGCCCTTTGAAGCGAAGGGTCTGCTGTTCGGCAAGGACGAGCTGAACTACTTCTTTGAGCTGCCGAAAGACCGTGACCCGGACACCATCATCGCCGTTGGCGATACGGCGGAAAGCGGCTCTGACTCGACCTCTATGCCGGTGGCGATGATATACGGCAATGCTGTGTATATCGTTGATGTGGTCTTTGATGACTCTCCCGCTGAGGTAACGAAGCCGGAATGTGCCAAGTGCCTGATCGAGAACAAGGCGGCTTCCGCTGTCTTTGAGTCCAACAATGCCGGTCAATATTATGCCAGAGATGTTGACCAGATCATTCGGGAGCGTGGGTACTCTGTTGGTATCCGCACGAAGCGCACGATATCCAACAAGCAGACCCGTATTGAGTTCGCTTCCGACAACATCAAGAAGAACTTCTACTTCAAGCACCCCTCCACCTACAAGCGGGGCAGTCAGTATTGGAATTTCATGAAGGAAGTGACCACCTACACCCGCTCCGGTAAGGTTCCGCACGATGACGCTCCTGACTCTCTCTCCCTGTTGGAGAACGAAATCCGTATGCTGTCCGGGGGCAAGGTGGAAGTTTTCAAACGGCCTATTTGAGTCCTTTACTTTCGTTGTGGCGAATGGTATAATTAAGAGTTTACTATTGACAAGCATTGGAGAGTTTGATACAATGATAAGAGAGAAAATAGGTAGAGGGGAGGTATTCTGTCTTGGGCTGTTTCGGTCGTAAGAAAATCTTTACCGATGTGACGGAGATCACACGGGATAATGTGCTGGAAGTGCTGAGAAAGGCACTTATCACACATTGGTCGAACAAAGCGGATATGGAATATCTCTATGCCTACTACAAAGGCAGACAGCCGATTTTGAACCGCAAAAAGGAAGTCCGCCCTGAGATTCAAAACAATGTGGTCGAGAACCGTGCCAATGAGATCGTGTCCTTCAAGGTCGGCTATCTGATGGGGGAACCCATTCAGTATGTCAGCCGAAGCGATGATAAGATGGTTGCCGACAAGATCACCACTCTGAACGGCTACTGTCTTTCCGAGGATAAGGCCGCAAAGGATAAGGAACTGGCAGATTGGTTTCACATCTGCGGCACGGCATACCGCATGGTGCTTCCTGACAGCGTGTTTGAGAAGGAAAGCGATGAAGCTCCCTTCGAGATTTACACCCTCGACCCTCGGTTTGCTTTCGTGGTATATGCCAATTCCATCGGGGAACCGCCCGTAATGGGTGTGAAGTATATTCAGCGGTCGGACGGTGCGGTGATTTACAGCATTTATACGAAAGACCGCTATTTCGAGGTTGAAAACCAGAGTATGATCGTCCGGGAAGAAGCCCAATCACTCGGTATTCCCATTATTGAATACCCGGCGAACAATGCCCGGTTGGGTGCTTTCGAGATCGTCCTTCCCTTGCTGGACGCTATCAATACGGTGGACAGCAACCGTCTTGACGGTGTGGAGCAGTTCGTTCAGGCGCTCATGCTGTTTCACAATGTGGACATTTCCGGCAATGATTTCTCCAAGCTGCGGGACGAGGGTGCAATTAAGTTCAAGGACATTGACCCGCAGTATAAAGCGGAGATCAAATATCTGACTTCCGAACTGAACCAGAGTCAGACACAAACGCTGGTCGATCACCTCTATAACACGGTGCTGACGATTTGCGGTATGCCGAACCGCAACGGTGGTTCTTCCACCAGCGATACCGGCTCTGCGGTCATCATGCGTGACGGTTGGTCGGCAGCGGAAGCCAGAGCTAAGGACTCCGAGCTGATGTTCAAGCTCTCCGAAAAAGAGTTCTTGAAGTTGGTTCTGCATATCTGTTCCGATCTGAGTGATCTGGAATTGAAGTTGTCGAACGTGGAGGTTCGCTTTACTCGGCGCAATTATGAAAATATTGCTCAGAAAGCGACCGTATTGACCACTATGCTCAGTAATCCCAAGATTGCTCCCGTTCTGGCCTTTACCCATTGCGGTATGTTCTCCGATCCGCAGCTTGCCTACCGTATGAGTATGGATTATGCTGAGGAACAGGAGAAAAAGGCCGCTGAACTCGCAAGCAAGCAGAAGGAGGTTAATCCTGATGGAAAAGGAAATCCGCCTGACCCCGGAAGTGGTCAGAAAGATTGAGGAAATCTTGACTACGGGAAAGACTGTTGAGATCGCCGAGCGGCACGAGAAGGTGGTTGTTTGGGCGGTCAGCAGCAAAAAGAAATATGAACAGCCTATCGCATAGGCGGTAGGGACAGCCATTACGGGCTACTGATACCGAAAAGGTATTGGTAGCCCTTTTTCTTTTGGTTTAATCGCCGTAAGGCGTTGAATAGGCAGAGAAGCCTTAAATCACAAAACGGAGAGAACCGTAAACACAAAGGTATAGTGCGGAGATGCACTCTAAAAAGCGCAGAAAGGAACGATTGTATGGCAAAGATTGATGTTTCCACCATTGAGGGCTTTGCAAATATGACCGCAGAGCAGAAAGCGGAAGCCCTCGCAAACTACGAGTTTCCCGACCCTGATTATACCGGCTATGTGAAGAAAGATGTCTTTGACAAGACCGCTTCCGAGCTTGCGTCTTGGAAGAAGAAGCACAATGAGCTGCTTTCTGAGGAAGAACGCAAGAAGTTGGAAAATGAGCAGATGTTCGAGGAAATGAAGAACAAGTTGGCGGGGCTGGAAAAGGAGAAGACCGTTTCCAGTTACAAGGCGAGTTTCGCCGCACAGGGCTATCCTGAGCCGCTGGCGACCGAAGCCGCTACCGCTATGGCGAACGGTGAGATGGATAAGGTCTTTGCAGCACAGAAGACGTTTCTGGAACAGTATGAAAAAGATGTGAAAGCCAAGGTTCTGAAAGAAACCCCCAAGCCTCCTGCCGGTGGTAAGGGCGGCGAGATGACCAAGGCTGATTTTCTGAAACTCGACACCAAAGCCCAGTTGGAGTTTATCAAGGAACACTCTGACTGGCAGACAATTTTGAAGTAATCATGGAGGTAAAACATTATGGCTACCTATCTCGGTTTTCCGTTTGACCCTGAGCTGTTTAACTACAACTGGGCAAATGCGAAAGACCCCACCCTGACCGCTATGTTTGAGAGCGGCGCTGTCGCTCCGAACGCAGAGCTGGCACGGCTGATTGCCAACGGCTCTGACTTCTACACCCTGCCCTTCTACAAGGTCATCGGCGGCACTCCTGAGAACTACGATGGCGCAACCGACATCACCCTGACCGACCCCGCTGGCGGCGCTCAGAATGGTATCGTATTCGGTCGCGCGCACGGCTGGAAGGAGAAGGACTTCATCGTTGACTACAACAGCGGTGCCGACCCCATGCAGCAGATCGTGTCTCAGGTGTCCAAGTATTGGCAGAAGCAGCGCCAGTCCATCATGCTGAAAATCCTCAATGCGGTCTTCGGCGTGACCGGCAGCGGTGAGTTTGCTGATTGGGCGAACCACACCACCGACCTGTCTTCCGCTTCTACCACCGTTGCGGACGCTAACAAGATGGGCGCTACCACCATCGGTGACGCTATCCAGAAGGCCGTGGGTGACAATCAGGACGCTTTCCAGCTTGTGTTTATGCACAGCAAGGTCGCCACTAACATGGCTGGCCTGAAACTGCTGGACTTCCTCAAGTACACGGACGCAAACGGCGTGGAGCGCCCCCTGCGTATCGGTACGGTGAACGGCATGACCGTGATCGTGGACGATGGCTGTCCCACCACCGCAGCGGATACTTCCAAGGCAGCGACCTACACCACTTACGTTCTTGGTCTGGGCGCTATCCAGTACGCTCCCGCACCCGTGAAGGTTCCTTCCGAGCTGACCCGTGACGCTCTCAAGGGCGGCGGCTATGACGCGCTGGTGACTCGTATCCGTGAAACCATGCACCCCAACGGTTTCAGCTTTACCAAGCCCACTTCCGGCTACACCGCTTCTCCCACGGACGCTCAGCTTGCGGCTACCGCCAACTGGTCTATCGTGGCTGACCCCAAGACGATTGCGCTGGCAAAGATCATCACCAACGGCTAAGGAGGTTCACCATGTTCTATGTTTCTGACGGAAAAGTGTATGTGCGGGAGGGAGATCACTTCCGTAACGTAGGCTTTACCGCAAAGGACAAGGTGATTACTCGGCGTGAACTGGAAAGCACCTCTGTGGTGATGGGTACGGTAGTTGTTGATACTCTCGACAACCCCGTAGCCCTCACCCGCGAGGAAATCATTACCAAGTTCAACCTGTCCGAGAAAAATCCCATTCCTGTTATCAAGAAGTCCCGCAAGAAAACTGAGGAACCCGCTGAGTCCGAGGAACCCGCTGAGTCCGAGGAACCCGCTGAGTCCGAGGAACCCGCTGAGTGATAGGAGGTGGAAAGCATGACGGACGCTGAGAAGTTGACAATGGTAAAAGCCATGACCGGCGAGACAGACGAGGACACGCTTTCCACCTACCTTTCTATCGCCGGAAGCAAGGTGTGTCGCAAGGCATATCCCTTTGACCCCACCGTGACCGCTGTTCCTGACCAGTACGCTCACATTCAGGTAGAGGTTGCCGTGTATCTGCTGAACAAGCGGGGAGCCGAAGGGCAGACCGCTCACAGCGAGAATGGTATCTCCCGCTCCTATGAAGACGGCGATGTGCCGCCTACGCTGCTGAGGGACATTGTTCCCTTTGCCGCTGTAATGGGAGGTTGAGTGCATGAGAACACTGAACCGCAACAAATCGCCTTTCTGGTATCTGCTATATGACCACAAGGGGCCTGCAAAGGACGAGTACGGCAATGAAACCGGCGAGGAACTGGTGGTTTACAAGCCTGCCGTGGCGATGAACGCCAATATCTCGGCGGCGACCGGTTCCGCTCAGGTGGAGCAGTTCGGTAATTTCGCCGGGTACGACAAGGTGATCGTCACCGATGACCTGAGCTGCCCCATTGACGAGAATACCGTGCTGTTCATTGACAAGGAACCGCAGTATGACGAGGACGGGAAACCGCTCTACGATTACATGGTCAAGCGGGTCGCCAAGTCCCTCAATTCCATTTCCTATGCGGTCAGTAAGGTGACGGTATCGTGAGTCAGACGATCCATGCTCCGCTCTCCGGGAGAGGAATTGAGCGGCTTATACGGGAAACCGAGAACCGGAAGAACCGGCTTCAAGAGCGGACTACGGTCTTTCTCGACCGGGTGGCGCAGGAGGGCTTAGAGATCGCTTCCGCCAAGTTCGGGCGGGCTGTTTATGATGGCACGAACGATGTTTCCGTGACGGTGGAACCCCGTGGGAACAACGTCCGAGCGGTGGTGGCGACAGGCGGAGCTACCTTGTTCATTGAGTTCGGTACAGGCGTGACCTACCCGGACGATCACCCGGAAGCCGGAGAACTCGGTATGAAACGTGGCGAATACGGTCAGGGTCACGGCAAACAGCACTCTTGGGGTTATTACGGCGACCCCGGCACGAACGGAGTGCTGAAAGAAAAGAAGAACGGCGGGTTCGTGGTCATCACCCACGGCAACCCTGCCAATATGCCGATGTATGAAACGGTAAAGGAGCTGCAAGACCGGCTCACGGAGATTGCGAAGGAGGTGTTTTCATGATCGATGTGGAGAGTCAAATCTACACGCCGATTGCGGAAGCCCTGAGAGCGCAGTTTCCCGGTATCTTGGTCAGCGGCGAATATGTCAATGCCCCTACCCGTTTCCCCTATGTGAGCTTGGTGGAGCAGGATAACTACACCACGGAAACTCACATGGACAGCGGCGATACGGAGAGGTTCGCCACGCTGATGTACGAGGTGAATGTCTACTCCGATAAGGCAGGCGGTAAGAAATCCGTTTGCCGAAAAATCATGAGGTTTGTGGACGATCTCATGTACGCCAAGAATTTCCGGCGTACTTCTCTGTCCCCGGTTCCCAATTTGGAGAACGCAACAATCTACCGTCTGGTTGCTCGATACAAGGCAGAAACGGACGGAACCACTCTTTATAGGAGGTAAATGAAATGGCTATTTCCACCTACAAGGTTTTTCTGATGAAGAAGGCCGACACTGGTGAACAGTGGAGCAAGCTGATCGATATTAAGGAGTTCCCTGACCTCGGCGGCGAACCCGAAATGCTGGAAACCACCACCCTGAGCGACAATATGCGGACCTACATCGCCGGTATCCAGTCCCTCGATGGTTTGTCCTTCACCGCCAACTACACGCTGGCTGATTTCCAGACCCTCAAGGCTTTGGAAGGCAAGAAGGCCAGCTATGCGGTCTGGTTTGGCGGCACGGAGAGCGCCGGTATGGTCACTCCCGATGGCTCTAACGGTAAGTTCTCCTTTGACGGTGAGCTGTCCGTGTATCCCGTGGGCGGCGGCGTGAACGAAGTGGTGAACATGAACATCACCATCGCTCCTTCCACTCCCATCACTTTCTCCGCAACCTAAGACACCAACAATCGCCGCATAGATAAGGAGGATTTATCATGGCAAAGCAGTTGACTATCAATGACCCTACTACCGGCGTGACTTACACACTGGAATATACTCGCAAGACCGTTGAGATGATGGAAAAGAGCGGCTTCGTGGCTGACGATGTGGAGCGCAAGCCTATGACCTTGCTCCCGGCTCTGTTTGCTGGTGCGTTCCTCGCTCATCATCGCTTCGTGAAGCGTGATGTGATCGACAGCATTTACGCTCGTATGAATCACAAGGACGAGCTGATTGCCGCTCTGGTGGAGATGTACAACGAACCTCTCCTGAGTCTGTTGGATGAGCCTGAGCAGACCGAGGGCGGCGAGGGAAACCTCAACTGGAAGACTGGCTGGTAAGCGACCAATCTTCCAGACAAGAAAGGGGCGGTGGCGACAATCGCCCCACCCCCTTTTTTGCTTACACGCCAAAGTTTTATGAGGTTTTCCCGTATTATCTCTCCATTGGAATGACCTACGAGCAGTTTTGGGAACAGGACTGCGAATTGGTGAAGTATTACCGAAAGGCGGCGCAGATCAGGCAAGACCTGAGAAATCAAGACGCTTGGCTTCAAGGGGCTTATTTTTACGAAGCTCTTATTGATGCTGCCCCGGTTCTTCGTGCTTTCGCCAAGAAGGGAACCAAGCCTATACCGTATCGTGAAAGCCCCTATGAACTGTTTAGTCGGCAGGACAAGAAACAGCAGAAGCAGCTTCAAGAAAAACACGATGACAAAGCCAAGGCATACATGGAAGCCTTTATGGTATCGGTCAATAAGAAATTTCAAGAGAAAGGTGGTGGCGTAAGTGGCTGACAATGTGGAAATTCAGGGGTTGGAGTTTCAGATCGTCAATGACAGTACGCAGGCGGTCGCAGGGCTTCAAAACCTGATTAACACGCTCAATCGTTTGAAAACCGCTACCAACGGCGGCGCAACGGGTCTGAGCAAGACCGCTCAGGGTATTCGGGAGCTATCCAATTCTCTGAAAGGCTTGAACAGCGGTGATGCTTCGCAGAAGATCACTCGGCTTACTAATGCGCTGACCGCTCTGAGTCGGGTTGGAAATGTGAAGATTTCTTCTTCCATCGCCAACCAGCTTACGGCAATCAACACCGCTCTCGCTGGCCTGAAATGGACGGACGGTGACAAGCTGACTTCTCTTGCCAACGGTTTACGCCCTCTCTCCGAGTTGGGTAAGGCCAACATGACCACCTTTATCAATCAGCTCTCCAAGTTGCCGAAGGTGATCGAGGATTTGGAAACGGCGGATATTGACAAGTTCACACAGCAGATGAATGACCTTGCCGTCGCCATGAAGCCTTTTGCAGACGAAATGCAGAAGGTTTCCGCTGGCTTTTCGTCTTTCCCGTCCCGTATCCAGAGAGTTATCACATCATCCGCCCAGTACAATAACGCCATGCAAAATGCCAGAACGCAAACCAATGGGCTTGGACTGGCGATTAAGGGGCTGAAATTCAGCGCGATTGCCTATGTGTTCCGAAAGGTGGCAAGTTTTTTGGGTTATGCCATCACAAAGGCGGGCGAATATCAGGAGGATTTGAACCTGTTCACCGTGTCGATGAGCGAATATGCGAAAGAAGCCTATCGGTATGCGCAACAGGTTTCCGAGGTGATGGGCATTGACCCGGCGGAGTGGATGCGGAATCAGGGCGTGTTCAACACCATTATTTCCGGCTTTGGTGTGGTGGGGGATAAGGCGGCGTTTATGTCCAAAAATCTAACGCAGTTAGGCTATGATATCGCGTCGTTCTACAACATCAGTTTCTCGGATGCCATGCAGAAGGTGCAGTCCGGCATCGCGGGTGAGCTGGAACCTCTGCGGCGATTGGGCTACGACCTATCTGTAGCGAGATTGCAGCAAGAAGCGCTGAATCTGGGCATCACAAAAAGCGTTTCTGCCATGACACAGGCAGAGAAAGCGCAGCTGCGCTATTACGCCATGATGACGCAGGTGACGCAGGTGCAGGGCGATATGGCCCGAACACTGGAAAACCCCACCAATATGCTGCGCGTACTCAAGGCGCAATTGGAACAGGTGGCGAGAGCCATCGGCAACCTGTTTATTCCAATTTTGACAAAGGTACTCCCCGTGCTGATTGCATTCGCCAAAGCACTGCGGGAGATCATCGCGGCTATTGCAGCATTGTTCGGCGTGACGCTAAAGGAGCCGGAATGGAAAAACGGTTTTTCTAATGCTGCAATGGATTCCGGGAACATTGCGGACAACCTGAGCGACGCCACAAATTCCGCGAAAGAATTAAAGCGATATCTGGCTGGCTTTGACGAGCTGAATGTCTTACCGGATCAAACGAAAAGCGCATCGGGCGGCGGTCTTGGTGGCATTGGCGGCGGAGACTTAGGCATTGACTTGCCGGGATATGACTTTCTTGCAAACGCCGTCAGCAAAAATATCGACATGTGGCAAAAAAAGCTTGAGCCGTTTGTCACTTGGGTAAAGGATAATTTGAAGCAAATTTTGATAACGGCTGGGCTTATCGGGGCCGCGTTTTTAGGTTGGAAGGTATCGCAAAGCTTTATAGCTGCAATCGAGGCGATCAAATCTTTGTCCGCGCTTGGCTCGTTTTTTGGCGGGATTACGCTTTCTTTGGCCGGATTTAGCCTTGAATTGACAGGCTTAAACGATGCAATCAAAAACGGCCTTTCCGGCTTAGATTTCGGAACGATTGTCGGTGGGGGCCTTCTGGGCACAGGAGGAACGGCTTTGCTCGGCAAGGCAATTGGGCAGTTTATCGCAAAAGCTTTCAAAGACGGTGCCGTTGCAAAAGCCATTACTGCGGGTGGAGGAGCAATCAGCACTGGTTTGATCGGCGCAGCCATTGGCGGAATCGTAGCGGGCATTCCTATGTTTGTGGCGGGCGCTTATGATGCCATTAAAAACGGGCTGAATTGGCTAAACGGACTTCTTGTTCCGATCGGTTCAACGATGGCCGGGGCGGGAATTGGTGCGATCATCGGCATGCTGGGAGGCCCAATAGGTGCAGGAATCGGAGCTTTGGTCGGTGTGGTTGTCGGCGCGATTACAGATTTAATTGCGCTGATCGTAAACAAATGGGACGAGATCAAGGTGTTCTTTGCGGGTATTGCTGACTGGTTCGACAAAAACGTGGTTCAGCCCGTTGTAGACGTATTTGCGCCTATTGTGGGGTGGATCAGCGAATTCTTCCGGGGATGCTGGATCATCGTTCAAGCAGTATGGCAGGTAGCGTCTGAGTGGTTCAACACAAAGGTCGTTCAGCCCATTGTGGGGTTCTTCCGTGGTGTGTGGACAAACGTTTCGGCGTTCTTCACGAACCTGTGGGATGACATTGCCACCGAATGGGCACCTGTTGCGGAGTGGTTTAACACGAACGTGATCCAACCGATCACGAAGTTCTTCTCTGATGCGTGGGGAAACATCAAATACGCTTTTCAAGCGGCTTTTACCGCCATCGGGAATTTTGCGGTGTCCGTCTTTAACGGCGTGATCGGGCGCGTAGAGACGATGGTAAACCGCATTATTGGCGCGATTAACGGCTTGATTTCCGGGTTCAACCGCGTTGTATCGTGGGCGGCCAACATTATCGGCGCGAGTTGGAGCGGGTTGAGTCTGATCCCAACGGTGAGCCTGCCCCGGCTGGCAGACGGCGGGTTTGTTGACGAGGGACAGTTGTTTATCGCACGGGAAGCCGGTGCAGAAATGGTCGGCTCTATCGGCAGACGGACGGCTGTTGCCAACAACGACCAAATTGTAGAGGGCATTACCTACGGTGTGCGGGAAGCTAACGACGATGTTGTTACTGCGATTTACGCTGTTGCCCAGCAGATTATCGGCGCAATGCGAGAACAGAACGGCGGGAACGGAAGCTTTGACCTCGGGGCGTATATCGCACGGCAGCAGCGTGAAACCGCCAGAATGAACGGATAAAGGAGGGACGCGCATGAAAATGACGTTACGCATTAACGGCGTGGACTTTAACCCGTTTATTGCAAAGCAGGGCGTGAAGTGGCAGAGAGGGGACATAGATGCCCCCAATTCTGGGCGAACAATGGATGGTCAGATGCAGCGCGGAAGGGTGGCGACCAAAATCAGATTGGACGTTACGTGCCGACCGCTGACGGCGACAGAAGCCAAGCTGGTGCTGAATACGATTTTCCCGGAATACGTCACCGTGGATTACTATGACCCGATGTTTGGATACCGCAGCGGTGTAACCATGTATAGCAACAACAATCCTGCCAGTTTCTTGCTGACGAAACCGGACGATGACTGGTGGGGTGGGATCACATTTCCGCTGATCGAGAGGTAACGACATGCAGAATGTATCGAATATCTATCGTCAGTTAATGGAAAAGCCGCATTGGGCGGAAGTTTCTGTTGCTGTTGGTGAGCATTCAAGACTTATCACAAAGCAGGGCGAGTGCATTACATTCGGCGGTGTGTCGATCTTGACGGGGACTGCTGGCGGAGACGGTGGATATCGGGAAGGAATGCTGAAAAACGTTAAGACTTCACATTCGGTTTTCCCCGGCGATACACCCGGTGTTGGGAATTGTGTTGCTGGCAAAATTTCAGTTGAAATGCGGGTTCCGCTCGGTGAAATCCCGAAACGGGCGCGAATCGTGCCTTTTGTCAGGCTGACAGACGGAACGCTCACCTCAGAGTGGCTGCAAAAGGGCGTGTACTATTTAGATAAACGCGAGACGTTGAACCCGGACAGCGTTTTCCCAACGCTGCTGCTGACAGGCTATGACGCTATGCTGATGGCAGAAAAGGACTATCCGCCGGATACATCGCTTGCGTGGCCGTCAACAGACGAACAAGTGGTTCGAGAGATTGCCGATTATCTGGGGTTTGGCATTGATGCACGAACATGGGATGTGCTGAATAAAAAATATACGATACAGTATCCTTCCGGCTATTCTTGCCGGGAGGTGCTGGGGTATATTGCGGCAATGTATGGAGCCAACTGGCTCATGACGGATTCGGGAGAACTGAGGCTGCTGGCGTTAAACGGCATTCCGCCTGAAACGCGGTATCTGGTAACAAAAACCGGATACGCAATTACCTTCGGAGGGGTGAGGATTCTTGTCTGAAAGTGCAAACTTCAAAGTCGGTCGTGCGGCCAGCAGCATTGAGTCCTCGCCTGTGCTGACCGGAATTTCTGCGGTGACAGTATATACGGATGAGGACGGCGAGGGTGTAAAAATCGGGTCAAATTCCGGCAGAAATATTGATGTGACCAGTCCGTGGATCACAAGAAAAATTGGAGAAGACATCTTAAAACGGCTGAAAGGGTTTCAATACCAACCTTATACCGCGCAAGATGCGCTGCTCGACCCATCGGCGGAAATTGGTGATGCGATTACGCTGGATAAAATATACAGTGGAATCTATTCGACAGAAATCAATTTTAATTCGCTTATGCGGTGTACTGCTTCCGCCCCAGCAGATGAAGACCTGAATGAAGAAGCCCCGTACAAATCGCCTGCAACGCGGCGCGTGGCAAGAAAGTTTAAGGATGTATCCTCGCAGCTGCTGATTATGGCCGATCAGATTTCGGCAGAGGTCAAAGCGCGGGAGAGCGATACCGAATCTCTTACGGCGGCGCTGAACATTCAGGCTGGGAAAATCAGTGCCAAGGTAGACCGCAAGGGCGGAGATAATGCGAGTTTCGGATGGAGCCTGACAGCGGACGGATGGACGCTGACCAGCAACGGCGGTACGGTGCTGAAAGCCGATAAAAGCGGCCTGAGTGTCACGGGTAAAATCACCGCCACCAGCGGCGTTATTGGTGGTTTGACGATCAAAGACGGATATCTGAGTACCAACGGCCAGACATGGGGCGGCACGAATACCACCGGCATTTATTTTGGCCCAAACGGTATCCAGCTTGGCAAATATTTCACGGTTGACAGCAGCGGCAATCTGACCGCCTACAGCGGCAAATTTTTGGGAACGGTGCAGGCTGGGAACATCGACTACGGCGGCAACGCTGGGTATTTTGACGGAGCGGGACTTGCAAGCTTTTCTGTGGGCGGCGGCCAGATCGGAACAGATGCCATTGTGAACAGGCATATCACGTCCGGGTCAGTCTACCCAAGCACATGTAATAGCACAATCAACGGTTACTTTGCGGATGTGATCTATGCAAATAAGGTCGTAACCGGGCAAGTTCAATCCGAAAAGCTGTGGGCGAACAGGATGTACGCCGCTATCGCAGAAATATCCTCGCTAACTGTTGCGGGAAACAATTTTATCATTAACGGCGACAGTTATAGGCCGATGAAGAAAGATGCGGCAACTTATGTGATTGGGAGGGCGTAGAGCTATGCCAAAATTCAAAATTGCCAATGGCACTGCGTATGACTGCCCATTTTGTGGTTTGGCGTCTGTTGGCATATTGTACGTGGATATTCTGGGTGTGACTCTGATAGACGCTTTGACTGCGTTCAGCGCGTCCGCCAACACTCGGCACATGGAATACATTGCGGGCGGCGAAACGGCAGTCTATGACGGATACACGAAGGTTATCGGCGTTGAATACGCCTACAACGATTCCAGCGCCGTGCGTGTAGCGCTGCGGCGACCGTATGAGGGGGAGAAATAATGCACATGAAGGAAACCTTATCTGCCATCATCACCACACTGAACGGTGTGGAGGTGCGGGGTAAAAGTAACCTTGACCGGCTGTTGGCGTGTATCAATGCGCTGGAAGCGCTGACGGCGGCGATGAATACTGAAAACAAGGAGGACGCTGACAATGGCTGATAAAGCGATATCCGAGCTGGTAGCAGCGGAGCAGATCAAGTCAACAGACATGTTCGTTTTGGAGCAGGACGGCACGGCAAAGCGCCTGCAAGGGCAGACGCTATTAAACTGGCTGACGGCGGCGGCTGACGGTCACGGCGGTATTTCCAATATTGCCAAAACAGGTACGGATGGGCTTGTGGACACCTACACCATTACACTGGCCGACACCACCACGAAAACCTTTACCGTGACAAACGGCAACGGCCTGACAAACTTTGAAAAACTGTCCACGGTGGGGCTGGTGGACAACTACCGCTTTACGCGCACGGACGGGACTTTCTTTGACTTCTCCGTGTACAACGGAGCCAAGGGCGACAAGGGTGATGACAGCCACGTGTGGATTAAATACGCCAGCCAGCAGCCCACGGCGGACAGCCACAGCATGGGTGACCTGCCGGATGCGTGGATGGGCGTGTATTCCGGCACGGCGGCAGAAGCCCCGGATGACTGGCAGCAATACACGTGGTATCAAATCAAGGGAGAAAAGGGCGACACCGGAGCCGCCGCCACTGTGACGGGTACAACGGTGGAGTACATGGTATCTGATTCTGGGACGATTGTCCCCAGTGGCAGTTGGAGTACGACAATCCCCACCGTACCGCAGGGTAAATATTTGTGGACGCGGGTTGCGACCACCTTTAACACCGGCAGTCCGGCTATCAGCTATTCCGTGACGCGGATGGGCATTGACGGCGCGGGGTCTGTCAGCTCTGTCAACGAAAAATCCCCCGACGAGAGCGGCAACGTGTCCCTGTCGGCGGAGGATATCCCAACCAGCGGCGGCGGAAGCGTACAGGCTGCGTTGGATGACAAGCAGGAGACGCTGACCGCCGGGGAGAACATCTCCATCAGCGGCAGCGTCATTGCTACCAAGGCGTTTCCGTGTAACCCCAACCTGCTGGACAACTGGTATTTCGGGAATCCGGTGAATCAGAGGGGGCAGACGAGCTATAGCGCAGAGGGGTACGGAATCGACAGGTGGAGAGTGGAGAACAGCACAACTATTACATTAAGTAATGATGGGCTTACTATCTCAACCACAAACGGGAACGGGATTACTCAAAATAGTGAACAACTCGCAAAATTGATGGGTAAGCAGGTTGTAGTGTCCATTCTTACGCCCGAAGGTAACTTGTATTCCAAACCATTTCTGGTCGGCAATGGCGCTGGTGTCCTTATCGTTGGCCCGTTTGCTATTTATTCCACCAGCTCATGGCTGCTGTATGTGCGACCGGCGCAAACTGTTGATACACAGTCAATCCTCGCCTGCAAGCTGGAACTTGGCTCTCAACAGACCCTCGCCCATCAGGAAAACGGTGTGTGGGTACTGAACGAGATTCCTGATTACGGGGAGCAGTTGAGACGGTGCCAGAGGTATTTGAGGCCAGCAGGGTATAACTTTATTGTGTCAAATGCAACAGGAAACTGGTATGGCTCTAACACATTTGGCAACCCCGACCCCATGAGGGCAGTACCAGTAATCGTTAACGGTGACTATAAGCCCCAACCAGTCCGCGAAGTTTCCGGCGGCCAGTGCGCAACTGTAGTCACTGTATTCACCCCCGGCATATATGGCCAGTTCACTGTGCAGCTATCACCACTCGGAAGCACAATTCCTAACTACGTTTACATTGATCCAACCGGGTTCAATCCGCTGCTGTCGGCAGAGCTGTAATAGGAGGAGGTGACCGGATGGAAGCATGGACGAACGTTGGCGTGCCGCTGATCGTGGCGCTGCTGACCTCCACCGCCCTGTGGGGCGTGGTGAGCAAGGTGATCCTCAAGCGGATGGAGCTGACGGCCAAGCGCAGCAAGGCGGACGAGGCGGAGCGGAAGATGCTGGTGGGGCTGGCCCACGACCGCATCATCCACCTCGGCATGGTGTACATCGAGCGGGGCTACGTCACACAGGACGAGTACGAGAATTTACAGGTGTACCTCTACGAGCCGTATGAGGAGATGGGCGGCAACGGCAGCGC